TGGTAATAAAATGCAAGCTCTTATAGGTAATTATAATTATTATTTACAAATGATAAGAGATGTAACCGGGTTAAATGAAGCTAGAGATGGTAGTACGCCAGATAAAAATGCTTTGGTTGGTATTCAAAAGTTAGCAGCAGCAAATAGTAACACAGCAACACGACATATATTACAAGCTGGTTTATTTTTAACAGCAGAAACAGCAGAATGTTTATCACTTAGAATTTCAGATATTATAGAGTATTCACCAACAAAAGACGCTTTTATACAAGCAATAGGAGCACACAATGTTGCTACACTAAGTGAGTTGTCAGATTTACATCTTTATGATTTTGGTATATTTATAGAATTACAACCAGATGAAGAAGAAAAAGCTTTACTTGAAAATAATATTCAAATAGCTTTATCAAGTCAAAGTGTTGATTTAGAAGATGTGATAGATATACGGGAAATTAAAAATTTAAAACTAGCTAACCAACTGTTAAAAATTAGAAGAAAAAAGAAATTAGATAGAGATCAAAAAATACAGCAACAAAATATACAAGCACAAGCAGAAGCTAACGCTCAAGCGCAGCAAGTCGCCGCTCAAGCAGAGATACAAAAAAATCAAGCTATAAATCAATATAAAGCAGAACTTGCACAAACACAAACACAATTAGATATTCAAAAGCTACAAGCGGAAGGTGAGCTAAAGAAAATGTTAATGGAACAAGAGTTTCAATACAACATGCAGTTAAGACAAATGGAAGTAAATGGTCAAAAATCAAAAGAAAAAGAAAAAGAAGATAGGAAAGATGAGAGAACAAAGATTCAAGCAACTCAACAAAGTGAGTTAATTGATCAAAGAAAATCAGGTAAACCACCTAAAAACTTTGAGTCCGCAGGTAATGATATATTAGGAGGCGGATTTGATTTAGGTGCGTTTGAACCTAGATAGAAATTATTAATTATTATTATATTATATTATGGAAGAAAAAAACGAAAACGTAGTTGAGAAAACTACACAAGACCAGGTAGAACAAACACCTGTAGAGGAAACACCTCAAATAGATGAAAGTAAGTTTGAGTCTGCTGGTGATGATAGTGTTATAAAAGTAGATTTAAGTAAACCGTCAACACCAGAAGAAAATGAAACTAAAAAAGATAACGCTGACGACAGCGGAGTGGTTGCAGAGTCTGAAAATGCCGAGCCCACACAAGAACAAAAAGAAGTACAATCGGAAGCCGAAGCACAAGAAGCTCCAGTATTAGAAGAAATTACTGAAGATTCTACTGAAGAAGAAGTTGCAGAAGTAGAAGAACAAATTGAAGAAGCTGTAGCGGAAGCTGAAGCAACCGGTAAACCATTACCAGAAAATATTCAAAAGTTAGTTGACTTTATGGAAGAAACTGGTGGTGATATAAATGATTATGTAAAACTTAATCAAGACTATACTAAACTAAATGATAATGATGTTTTAATTGAATACTATAAACAAACAAAACCTCATTTATCAACTGATGAAATAAATTTTTTAATGGAAGATTCTTTTTCTATAGATGAAGACGAAGATACCGATAGAGAAATAAAAAGAAAAAAATTAGCGTTAAAAGAGCAAGTTGCCAACGCTAGAACCCACTTGGACGGGCAAAAGTCCAAATACTACGAAGAGATTAAAGCTGGTTCAAAACTTACGAGTGAGCAACAGAAAGCAGTTGATTTCTTTAATAGATATAACAAAGAGTCAGAAGTAACTCAAAAGACAGTTAAAATAAACACTGATATTTTTAACAAAAAAACTAATCAAGTTTTTAACAACAAATTCAAAGGTTTTGAATATAACGTTGGGGATAAAAAATATAGGTTTAACGTGAACAATGCTGAAGAGATCAAAAACACCCAAAGCGATATAAGTAATTTTACTAAAAAGTTTTTAGATAAAAATTCTGCTTTATCAGATGCTAGCGGTTATCACAAATCTTTATTTACAGCTATGAACGCAGATGCTGTCGCAAAACACTTTTACGAACAAGGTAAAGCTGATGCTATGAAAAATAGCGTTGCTAAAGCCAAAAACGTGAATATGAACCCAAGGCAAAGTCATGGGACTATAGACGCGGGTGGTATTAAAGTAAGAGTGTTAGGTAATGATGCTAACGACTTTAAGTTTAAAATTAAAAACAATAAATAACAATTTAAAATTATTACAAAATGGCAATAACTGCAAGAACGTCGTTTCAAGCTGCTCCAGTGCAGCAAATAACGTCGGATAATTATTTAGACATCCAAACTAATGGATGGGCACAGCAATACCTTCCAGATTTGATGGAAAAAGAAGCTGAGGTTTACGGAAAAAGAACAATCTCAGGATTTTTAGGTCAAGTAGGAGCGGAAGAAGCTATGTCAGCTGATCAAGTTATTTGGTCAGAACAAGGTAGGTTACACTTATCTTATAGAGCGGACTGTTTAGACGCTTCAGCTAGTACAATTAACATTACTCACGATATTGATGGTGTAGCTTTAACAACTACTCATGGTATTAGAGTTGGTGATCAAGTTTTAATCGCTGGTGGTGGTCAAACTGTTACTGCTTTAGTAACTGTTGCTGCCGCTGGTAACCAGACTATCACTGCTTTACCTTATGGCGCTGCTCACTTAAGTGATATGAACTTTGCTGATGGTGACAACGATATTAGAGTTTTAGTTTTTGGTTCTGAAAATTCAAAAGGAACTGAGTATTCTGGTGCTAGATCTGTTAAACCTTCTTTTACTACATTTACTAACAAACCAATTATTCTTAAAGATCAATACGAAGTTTCAGGTTCTGACGCTTCTCAAGTTGGTTGGGTTGAAGTTTCTGGTGAAGATGGACAAGCAGGTTACTTATGGTACTTAAAAGCTGAAGGTGAAACTAGATCAAGGTTTACTGATTACTTAGAAATGAGTATGATTGAGTCTGAAAAAGCTGCTGATGCTTCTACTATTTTAGGTGGTGCAAATGGATTAGTTGGTACACAAGGTTTATTTGCTGCTATCAAAGATAGAGGTCACCAAACTTCTGGTGTTACTGGTGTTAATGCTGCTACTGATTTAGCTGAATTTGATGCTATCTTAGCTGAGTTTGATAAAAATGGGGCTATTGAAGAAAACATGATGTTTGTAAACAGAGCAACTGCTCTAGCTTTAGACGACATGTTGGCTTCTATGAATTCTTATGGAGCTGGTGGTACTTCTTACGGAGTATTTGACAACTCTGAAGATATGGCTTTAAATTTAGGTTTCTCTGGATTCAGAAGAGGTTCTTATGACTTCTACAAGTCTGACTGGAAATACTTAAACGACTTAGCAACAAGAGGTGGTATCAACGCTAACGCAACTGCTGGTGAAGATATTAGAGGGGTTATAATACCAGCTGGTACTTCTTCTGTATATGATGAGTCTATGGGTAAAAACCTTACTCGTCCTTTCTTACACGTTCGTTACAGAGCTTCTCAGTTAGAAAGCAGAAAAATGAAAACTTGGATCACAGGATCAGTTGGAGCTGTTACATCTACTTTAGATGCAATGACAGTTAACTTCTTATCTGAAAGATGTTTAGTTACTCAAGGTGCTAATAACTTCATGTTAATGAACTAAGCACAATTATTTTAAAGAGTCGGGGCTTTGGCCTCGACCCTTTATTTTTATTAATTTTATTATATATTATATTATGGCAAAGAAAAAAGAAACAAAAGAAAAGGTAGAGGTACCTGTTGTTGAAACACCAGTTGTTGAAACACCAAAACCTAAAAAAGTTGAACCTAAACAACCTAAATGGGAAATTAAAGATAGAACTTATATTTTAAAAAATGATCAAACACCTTTAAGTAGATCTATTAAAGCTGCTGGTATTTATTATTTTGATGAAGAAAAAGGATATGAAAGAGAATTAAAGTACACATCAAATCAAAGAACTGTTTTTGTAGAAGAAATGAAAGGTGATCAAAGGTTAGATCATATTATTTTTAGAAAAGGAGTTTTAGTAGTACCAAAAAACAAGGTAACATTACAAAAGTTATTATCACTTTACCACCCACATAGAGATAAAATCTTCTATGAATTAAAACCAGAAGTTAACGCTGCTAATGAAATTGATTGGTTAGAACTAGAAATAGAAGCGTTAAATGCTGCTCAAAGTTTAGATATAGATATGGCTGAAGCAGTTATGCGTGTTGAGATTGGTTCTAAGGTATCAAGCATGAGTTCTAAGGAACTTAGAAGAGATTTACTACTATATGCTAAAAGAAACCCAGAATTATTCTTAGAGTTAGTAAATGATGATAACGTTACACTTAGAAACTTTGGTATCAAAGCAACAGAAATGGGTATATTAAAATTATCTTCTGATCAAAGAACTTTTTCATGGGGTTCTAATGATAGAAAGTTAATGAATGTTCCTTTTGATGAACACCCTTATTCAGCTTTAGCCGCTTGGTTTAAAACTGATGAAGG